TGACTCTTACATAAACCAAATGAGGAAGTTTAACGCAGGTCAATCTGTTGTTGCTGTTACTGAGTTGACACATCTTAACTCAGGAGAAGGTGATCAGCTTAAGGCTAGACGTGCAAAGGCTGCTCAAGCTTACGAGTTGTTTGACAGTCTTGGTGGTGCTTTCAGTAAGGACAGAACAATAGGAGAGAAGCTAGATGCTGTTGGTGACTATGCAAGAGCTATTGTTGTTGACCCAGTAAACTTAGTGTCTCTTGGTGTAGGTAAGTTGGCTGCTTCATTTACTACTAGGGGAGCAGTTCAAGGAGCAAAGCAATTAGCTTTTAGAGCAGGTAGACTAGCGGCTAACAACGCTGCTAAACAAGGACTAAAGAAAACTGCTGTTCAAAGAATTCAAAGAGAGGCAACACAGAAAGCTTTTCAAGAAGCTCTAAAGAAATCAAAAAGAAAAGTAATACTAGATAAAGCAGACAGAGAAGCTATCTATGGTAGCCTTGCTTTTGACATGGCTGCTGCAGGTGGCGCAGATTATGTTCAACAAAAAGCTGAGGTTACTTCAGGATTTAAAGATGAGTTAGACTTTTTTCAGACAGGGTTATCTACAGCAACTGGTGCTCTTGGTGGTGGTCTGCAGTTAGGTCTTATAGCTATAAGCAAAACAAAGAATATACCTGTTGCTTCAATTGAGTTACATCGATCATCAGAGATTCAAAAAGATTTAGATAACACTCTCAACAGTGTATCAAAGAAACGAAGAAAAGAAATACTTGCCAGTGCAGACGTAAATCAAGCTCTACTTCAACTTAAAGAAAGCACTAGTAGGTGGGCGCAGAAAGTTGCAGACGGTAAGAAGTTAGCTAAAGTTTCTGAAGATCCTAAAGCTTCTCTTGATTACGATACTGAGTTTGCTGTTATGTTCTTTAACGGTAAGAAGGATGTTCAACTAGAAAGAACAGATGCTGCAGGGTTTGAGGGTCTTGTCCAGATCCTAGCGAGAGCAGGGTACAGACAACCTTTTGATATGAACTTCACAGACTTTTTAGGAAACGCTTTTGAAGATCTGTCAAAAGAAAACAAGGACATTGTTCTCGAAGCTTACGATATTTTAAAGCAGTCATCAGATCAATTAAAAGGTTTTAACTTTGAAGAATTTATAAAGTTAGATGCTGCTGCTGTTTCAGAGGGTGGAAGAATACTTCAGGTTAAGTCACAAGGTAAACAATTGTTTACTAAACTTGGGTTAGAAGACCCATCTCCTGAACAAGTAGCAGATGCTATTCTAGATCCTGTTAATAAAACTACTTACGAAAAAGTAAAAAAAGGTGCAGTAGATTTTCAAAGTTATCTTATAAGATCTATTATTACACACCCTGGAACAACAGCATTAAACGTATTTGGTTGGAAAGCTGCTACTATAAATCAAAGTATTTCCGATATGATAAGAGCAGGTTTGTATAGTGGCAATGCTCTAATTAAAACTGTTGCAGGTGATGTAGAGAACGCTGTTAAATATAAAAAACTAGCTGTGTCTATGATGGATCTTCAAAGGCAGAAGGTCAGAAACATGGTTGATCCTTACGGAACAAAGGATACAATCTTAGATTACATGGCTGTAAGACCAGAAGCACAAAAAGAAATATTCAGGTATCTTAATGGTGGTGTTGAAGTCAAAGGTATTCTTGACGAATTTGAAATGAACCCTGCCAACATTAAAGATAAAAAATTTCTTCAAAAAACTAATGAATTATTTGAAACTCTGTACGCTGTTAAAGCTCAAGACTTTATTACAAAGACTCAAGAGTTTGCATACGCAATAGACAAGCAAGTAAGAATAAAATACGGAAAAACTTTTACGGAGTTCTTACAGGATGATGAGCTAGTAAAGTATCTATCACAGCCTGGAACAGAAATGTTCAAAGAGTTTGCAGAGATAGAAGCTAAAGCAGTTCAAGATGCTTTACGTAATACCTTCTCAAAGAAATATGGTGGTAATGATGGTTACTTACAGAAGTTAGCCAACGGAATAGAAGAAGTAAGAAACGTTCCAGGGCTAGGGGTTCTTGCTCCCTTTGGTCAGTTCTGGAATAACAGTGTAGCTTTTATGTTTGATCATTCTGGTATTAGTTTGATTAACAAGTACGTAATAAAAGCAGGTGGTGAAGCTGCACAGAAAAGAGATACTTTAGATCTGATAACTAAATCAGCAGTAGGATATAGTGCTCTTGCTATAGGAACTTATAAACAGATGCAGAACCTAGAAGAGGGTCTTGCTTGGTATGAAGACAGAGATGACTCTGGTGCAGTAGTAAGTTATCTTTACGAGTATCCAAGAAATGTACCAATGTTAATGGGTAGGATGGGAGCACACTTAGTAAGAGATGGTAAGGTTCCTACAGATTTACTCAAAGCTTTTAGTGACAACTTTGGTACTCGTGCTTTAACAAGAGACTTTGGTGACTCATATGGTGCAGTAGTAAAAGGTTTTCAGTTAGCTGCAGAAGCTCAAGACCAAGAGGTTCTTGATTTAACAGGTCAGTTCTTAGGTGAGATTGTATCTCAGTACGCATCTGGTCTAACAAGAAGACTTGAACCAGTTAATCAAACACTTGCCATGATTAAAGGAGAGGACTACGAAGTAGTAGATAAAAAACAAGGAACTAAATGGATTAATGATTCATTGCGATACACAGACGAAATTTTCTCTAGTATAAAAGAAGGTAAAGACAAAAAAGAAAAGGCTTTGTCAAACGAACCTTTGCCTGTACCTATAGGAAAGCTTGTGGGATATCGAGAGGTTCAACCTTCTTCAACAATTCAAAAACTTTTTAATGATATTGGTAGACCTGAGTGGGATACAGGAATAAGAAATAAATCTCCTGAAGCTATCAATCATTACAATAAATATGTAAGACCTCAGATAGAAATGTTAGCTGATGTTGTTCTTTATAATGAGGACTGGGATAGTATGTCTCTATCAGAAAAACAAGATGCTGTTAAAGCTATCTTGAGAGTAGCTAATTCTAACACTAAAAAAGTTCTTAAAAAATCTTTAGATCCTGACGAAAAGAAAACAAGTCTTATTTTTTCTATAAAAGGTTCAAGCTCAAAACAAAGTTTGAGAAAAGCTTTGGAATACTTTGACGTTTCTGAAAAAGATTTGTTTGATCTAGATGTAAATCAACTTTACATGCTTGAAGACATGGTAAAAAGATTTGAGAAAGATACTAGAGGAACAGGTAAAAGGTTAGGAATAGAATAAAAAAACCCCCAGACTTAACTGAGGGTTTTAGTTTAAGAAGATTTATCTCTACTCTTTTTATATTCAAGCATAAGTTTTGAGTACTTGTATGCTTGGTTTACAATCTCTTCTGATCGTAGATACTTTCCAGATCCTAGCAAACCAGACAGTGCAGCACCTGCAAAGTAATCCCTACTTGGTATATCACCAGTAGGAATCTCTTCTTTTATGAACTCTTGAGCTTCTTGTTCAAGGGTTTTTTTATTATCTTTACTCATTTATGTTTTTCAACCCACCTCTTACGAAGACGGTTTAAGTACCAGATAGCTTTGTCTATATCTTCTAGACCGTTCTTTTGTTCACACCTCCACATATACTTAAGAACGTTAGCAGCGTGAGGGGCAATAGCACCTGACATATTTTCTGTCATAGCTTCAATGGCTTCAATACACTCTAACTTTGACTGGTTGTAATGCACTGGTTTATTTACTGGATCAATACTCAAACACTCTCCACACTCATCATTATCATCTAAAAGGTTACCACACTCTTTACAGTACCACGAACTTAGCTTTCCCCACTGCATTATTATTCCTTATCAATAATAATTAATTCTGCTTCAGTGTAGGGTATGTGATAGAATGTTTCTCGCCTGTCAACTCTTGCAAAGGAAGGTTTCTTAATAACATCATCAGTCATCTGAACTCCTTTTACTTTCCAAGCTTTAGTATACTCACAGTTGAGAACATAGAAAAACAAGTTGTCTATTTCATCTTGATACTTTTTAACTAATCTTTGTTTTCTTCCTGGGATTCTAACTTCTTCCCATTGAGAAGGCCATCGACTATCTGGTAGTAAAGTAAACCCTCTATTACTTAAGTAGTCTTCACCCCACTGTGCTTTACGTTCAACCTCGTGGTAATAAGTTTTACCATCTTTGACTGAAACAACATCAGCATTATAATCTTCTTCTGTTGATAGTATCTCATGCCCTTCTGATTTTAAATATTTTATAAGGGCTTGCTTTGAAGGTTCGTTGACCTCGTTATAAACATCTGCTCTAAATTTCCTTCTGTACATAATGCCTCCGTTTCAGTTCGCATAGTAGAAGTTCCTGCTCATAGTCAGACATTATAATCCAATTCCTTATTTCGTCAACAGTTCTTTTACATCCTAGACAGAAACCATCATCATCTATCTCACAGACTT